CACACTTAATATTTTAAGTTTTATTATTTGATGTCGATACTTCTAGGCTTCTTTCCCTCTGGAACAATTCTTTCCATAGAGATTTTTAAAAGACCGTCTTTCAACTCTGCACCTTTTACTTCAACATCGTCTGCGATAGTAAATGCTTTTGAGAAAAATCTTTTTGCAATTCCTCTATGAAGAACACCGTCTTCATCTTTACTTTCGTCAGATTTCTTGATTGATTTTACTGTTAATACATTATCAGCATAATCAACTGTGATATCATCTTTTGAGTAACCAGCAAGTGCTAGTTCTACATCATAAGTAAAATCACCAGTCTTTACGATATTGTAAGGTGGGAAGTTTACAGTTGGTACTGAGAACACATCTCCATCGAACATAGATTCGAAATGGTCAAACATGTTGTCAAAGCCTACAGTTACAGGACGTAACTGGTTAAAAATTGATAGTCCGTTTCTTGTCATAATAATACTCCTTAGTTAAGCAAGTTAATTTAATGTAGATCCTATCAAGCAATCTACACTGTTATTTATACATTTTTTACATGTATACTATTAATATAATCATTTTTTTGGAAATGTCAAGAGCAAAACTAACTTTTTCTTAATAAAAGTTCAATTTTCTTTCTTTTTCTTAGTGAAATCTCACGTTTGAAGCACCATATAGCGAATAAATCCATTGCACTCTCCCGGTTAAAGGTTTAAGTGCGTTCCTTCACATTATGCTACTTCCGGGCTATATTGCCTGAACGTACATATATTTATCATCTAACAGCCAATTTTCTCTGATAATAAAACTATATCTTTTGCAGGTCCTACGTCTTTTGGTAATCCACCGTACTTTTCAATATAATCTTCCAAAACAGCCTTATACCATAATTGACTATTATGGTGTGCTTTTTTATTGTATTTTGATATACCATTACTTGTACCGTCTTGTGTAAGCAATGCTCTGGCACTTTCTTTCTGTAATTCTCGTAGTGTCAATTTCTCTAAATCTATTGTCATTGATATATCCTTTTTACAATTATGATAAATAATACTATAATCAAATATTTATTAGGAGGCCACCTATTATGATTAAAGAAACTAAACTTTTTTATCCACATATTGTCAAACAATATGACAACGTAGGACAAATGATTAGTGACAATAACTACACATCATATTATGATATGATGAAACAAGTATTAACTGATGCTGGTATTGATTGTACAAATAGTGCAGTATACCAAGAATCGTTAACTGATGATAAATTTGAAGGTATTGTTACTGTAGTATACCCAGATGCCGATGCTATTACGGCAGTAGAAACTGCATTACAATCTAACATGGAATCTTTCTCAAATCCTCAGCCAATATTTGAAGAAGTAGTTACTGACCATTTATTCTAATCAGAATAACATAATCACAAAAGGGGGACATCGGTTCCCCTTTTTTTATTCCAACTCCATCATTCTTTGTTTTCTTTTCCAACGTTTCTTGCCAGCATCTTTGGCTTTACGTTTGATTTCACTTGGTTTGACAAAATACTTTCTGTCTCTAATCTCTTGAATGATACCAGCATCTGTAACTTTCTTTTTGAACTTACGTAATGCTCTTTCAAACTGACCATTCTTTACTTCTACTGCAATGCCAGAAACACGTGGTCCATCATCCCTATTATTATAGTTTCGCCTATTATTTTTCATCTTTTACTATTACACCTATTATTCTGTTCCCATTTAGTTTAAGAGGAGCATCGTATTTAAAACCACTCAAATACTCAGAGAATTGGGAACTGAATTGTTCCAAAACATCTTTAGCTTTAGAATTCTCTCTGCCTCGCATCTGTATCGTCACCTTAACTTTAGCACCCTTTTCGATAAATTTTTGAATTTGATTTGTTTTCATTTTCAAATCATGCTCACCGATTGCGGGTCTAAACTTAACTTCTTTCGTGTCAACTGAATTTTGCCTAGCCTGTTTTGCTTTCTCTTTTTGCTTTTTCTTAATTTCGTAGTTATATTTATTAAGACTAATAATCTTTGCAACTGGAGGTTCAGCATTTGGAACTATAAGAACCAAATCTAACTCTTGTTCATTAGCAATATTTTGTGCTTGATTTTTTTGCATGACACCAAGTTGTTCTCCAGTGTCTGATAATACACGTAACTCGTTAGCACGAATTCTGTGATTGGCAATGATGAACGGCTTACGTTCATCTTGTCTGAAACGTTTATTCATTGACGCTTTTCGTTTTACCTTTCTTTTCCTTAAATACTAAAATGGGTTCTGTTTTGTTTTTAATAAAGTCACCTGTGATTTCTACAGATACAAGACCTGCATTCTTAGATAACTTTGGTAATTTAAATTGAAGTTTTAATAATGACTTTTCTAAAACACTTCGTAGACCTCTTGCACCTGTTTTATTCTTAGTGGCTATTTCTGCGATTTCTTCCAACGCATCATTATTTATATTTAGTTTAACACCATCTAATTTGAATATCTTTTGAAATTGTGCAACAAGACTATTCTTTGGTTCTGTTAGAATTCTAATTAGTTCTTCTTTTGTTAGATTGTCAATACCAACTAAGATAGGAAATCTTCCCATGAATTCTGGTATAATACCATACTTAATCATATCTTCTGGAAGTACATTTTCTCTAACATTGATATCATCATCTTCCGATGCTACAACTTTAGCACCAAAGCCTATAGAACCTGCAGAATTTTTTCTTTTCTTAATTATATCATTGATGCCAACAAATGCTCCACCAACTACAAATAATATTTTACTTGTATCAACTTCAAGCATTTCTGCACCTGGATGTTTACGACCACCTCCTGGTGGTACACGAACACTTGTTCCTTCAACTATTTTTAGAAGTGCCTGTTGTACACCTTCACCTGATACGTCTTTTGTGATTGATAAGTTTTCACCTTTTTTAGCTTTCTTATCAATTTCATCAATATAGATTATACCATGTTCTGCTTTTGAAACATCAAAGTCTGCGGCCATAAGTAATCGTTGAATTACATTCTCAACGTCTTCACCTACGTAACCACTTTCAGTTAATGTCGTTGCATCAATTTGTGCAAAAGGAACATCTAAAAATTTTGCGATTGTTTTTGCTAGTAATGTTTTACCTGTACCAGAAGGACCTAACATCATAACATTAGATTTTTCTAATTCTACATCATCATCTTCTGGTTGTGAAATTCTTTTATAATGATTGTAAACGGCGACACTTAAAACTTCTTTTGCTTCGCTTTGTCCTATCACATGTAAATCTAAAAACTCTTTGATTTCATCTGGAGTAGGAGTATCGCCGTCTACTTTTTTATTTGATTTATCAGATTTCTTTTTTTCGTGAACAATAGAATGACAGAGGTCTATGCACTCATTACAAATAAAAGTCGATGGACCTGCAATAAGTGTACTAATTTCATTTTTATGTTTCCCACAAAAAGAGCAATGATAATCTTTTTTATCTGACAATTTTAATCCGTTTTAACCTTTTAATCTTTGTAAAAGCCGCTACCTAAATCATCTAACCAGCCTGACTTTCGTTCTTTCTTAGTATTTATTTCTCTGTCAATATCCTTCTTAAGTTTATTTAGAGTTTTTTCATCTGCTTTTTCAATGACTTGCTCTAAATCTACCTCAGCAGGATCTAACTTAACACCTTGATCCTCAAGTGGTTCTTTGATTTCTGGTTTTGTTTCTTCCACGGTTTCCTGTTGTTCTTGTTCTTCTTCTATTTCATCCTTAACTATTTCATCGGCTTCTTTAGTAGACACCACTTCGTCAAACTCTTTTTTTAGTTCGTCAAGTTGATGTTCTTGAGGATCCATTTCAAGATCCTGTTCAATATCCGAATTCATGTTAACCTCTTTATTATCGCTTATTTCTTCCTGATTGTCAAGCGTTTTTTCTTCATTTTTGTGAAAAAGTCCATCAAACATTTCTTCTTGTCTGTTATCTTTATTGTGTCTATTAGCAAAACTGTAGTTTGCCGCAACTAATAAGATAACTGCAAGAGGGTCAAATACAAATATAAACACGATGATTAACCAACGTACAGCCGAATCGATAATAGTGGGATTGGTTTCTCCATATATTAATTCAGCAATATACTTGATTGGTCCGACTTCGGCTTCGATTTCTCTGACTTTACTTTCTAGTTCAAACTTTTCATCTATAAGAACTTCGATTTCAGCCTCAGTAACACGTACCTTATCTACCAAAATTGTGATTTCATCTGTATTGTCAATTTCGTCTAATCTGTTTAATTGACTTCTTAGACGATTGATGTTGTCTTGGGCATTCTGTATTTCTCTATCTGCCATTGCACGTAATCTTTTAATTTCTTCACGTGCTTCATCTATAACATCAGTATTGATAGAATTACGAATATCTTCAATGATAGCAATCAGTTTGTTCTTTTCTTTAATCTGATTTTCTCTAAATTGTTCAACTGCGGATGCAGTACGATATCCATATCTTCCATCTACCCTTGTGCCGACCATAGCTTGTATCTTTTTGACATTATTTTCGTCTTCGATGTTATCAGCATAGGTCTGTAACTTTGCTAAGCCATCATCAATACGATTAATTTGGTCAGTGTAAGATTTTACTTGATCCTCAGTGCCAGATTGTTCTTGTCTAATAATCTCCATTTGCTCGTCAATCGCTGGCTGAATACGGGCGTATGCATTATCCATACGTTGTTGTTCAGCATCAATCTGAGCATTGATATCAGATGAATCATTACTGGTTTCATTCTCAAGTTTAGCTATTTTCTTTTCTGTTCTATCTACTAGTAATTCAAATCTTGCAATATCATCTGTTATACGTTCAATCTTAGCAACACTCGCCTCTCCCTGTGCGGCTTGTTCTAGGTGTGCTTTCGATAAGAAACCGAAAATACCCATGCTAGTAATGAACATCAATACGACAACTGCTATCGTAAGATATGATTTTAGTAGAAATGGAGCCCTCTTCCAATTACGGTACACCCATGAGGCGGCAACTAATTTACCGACTTCAAGTGAACCAGCCATCAATGCTACGGGCAATGCCGAGGCGGCAAAAATCGCCATAAGTCCGACGATAGAAAACCATGCCGCAATAAAGGCTATTGCAATGGCCGTAACAAACGTGATAATTGGAAATAACATAATTATTCTCCTTCGTTTATAGCAGACCTCATACGTATTTATCTACTTACGAAGGAGAATAATGTGATTAGTTTAGGGAAACTGTCTTGTTTAAGAATACAATAGTTCCAACAGCCCATTGAGACTTAGTTTGAAACGTGTATACTTCACCTTCAGTTGTTTTGAATGTAGATTGATAACCTACAATTTTATCTGAAACTGTTTCAATAAAGATTGTATTACATTGTTGTACTTGTTTGTAACCAACAATAGTTTTATTGCCGTTCTTTTTATTGGCCGTATCAGCACCAATGATAGCACCTAATACAGTTGCCGCATCGTTACCTTTACCTTTACCAAACTGATTACCAATAACACCACCGATAATAGCACCTGCTAATACATCACCTGTACTTGCATTGCCTTGTGAGTAAATTGGAACATCAACAATACTACATTGTTGTTCAGGAACTTTTTGTATAACCTGTTGTGTAATAGGAGTACTTGAAGTTACTTCTGCTTGTACTCTCGTAGTTTTATTCTTGTGATGTGCATTTGCCATTGCTACACTTGAGAATAGCATTACTGCACCAGTAATCATTACAATTAGTTTTTTCATTTCATGTACCTTTCTCATGTTTAATACGATTATTATACGACATTTTACTGGAAATGTCAAGTTTTTTATGGAGAAAAAAGTGAGATAATATAGGGCTAAAATACAATCATTAGTGCTTTTGAAGAAGGTTTATCAGTAATAACTAATCTTCCTGCACTATCTCCTCTAGAGGGAGATTTGCCATAAATTTTTGGCACCCCATTGCCATATTTTGCTTCTGGATCAAATGTTTGGTCTATACGTCTAGCACGTAATCTAAAATACAAGTCTTTTGTTTCTGCGTAATATTTTGATGTATATAAAGAACCGTTAACTTTTACTGTGTCACCGTTTTGTTCATGTGTGACATCCATTGGGCCAATATACATAAAATCAATAGGACCGCCCATTGCTTTTGTACCAACAACAAGTAACATCTTGTCTTTGTCATTTAGTTTTCCTACTGTATCTGGTATCTTGTCACCTGCTTTATAACCTTTATCTACTAAATTGTCATATGCTCTAGTAAAAAAGTTTTCACCGATGTCTGGAATAATTGCTTGAATACCACGAAGACCTCCGCCTGCTAGTGATGGTGCAGAAGGACCTTTCATAGAAAGATTTAAATTACCGTTTGTCGTTTCAAGTACAATATCAGTATATGGTTCAGAACCTGAATCTTGTCTACCAGTATATTTTGTTGCACCAGTAACACCTTTAATAGTTTCTTTACCTGCTATTAGGTTAATAGGCTTACCGCCATTGTTAGCGATAGCATCTGTAATCGATTTAACAAACCCGTTCTCTTGTCTTTCAGCATTTAAACCTGCTTCGTTGACGTTAGACTCATTTAGCACTTGATATTCATCGAATGCTTCTTTTAGTGTTTGTTCAAATGTAATTTCTATAAGTTCTGA